TGCCAGCATGGCTAAGATTCAGATCAGTCATGGGCACAGTGTGTTAGTAGTAGCAGACCGAACCGAGTTTTTAGAGAAAGTGAAGGACAAAGTTGGAGAAAATTGCGCACTTGTTACAGGGTCCACAACATACGAACAACGCAAGGACATCATCGAAGAACTCGAGTGTGGCAAAAAGGTGTGCGTTGCTGGTTCCCGCCAGATCTTTTCCGAAGGAATCTCTGTCAACAGACTATCGTGCGTTATCTTGGCAGTGCCAACCTCAAATCCAATTAGCTTAGAACAGATAATTGGACGAATCATGAGACTACACCCAGACAAACCCGATCCAGTGGTATTAGATATAGCATTTGCCAGTGGACCAGAACGCCGTCAGGCAGCACTCAGACTGGGTTTCTATATGGACAAGGGCTGGACAGTAGAGAAACTGTAAGGCAAAATAAATTTTGACTTGCGTAGACAAATCACAAATGCTATAATAGTTGTTCTTAAGGCAAATAATGGCTTTATTTTTTAATTTGGAGATTTTAGAGAGGGAAGCTGCGGGTGACCCCGATAAATTCCTAGCACTGCTTACCTATCATCACCGTGGCAGCATCCCCTCTAGATCTACATCTAAATATAAACCTAGTAAATCATCGCTTAAAGGTACCAGTTACATACTGAATCCTGATCCTGTATTGAACCTAGAAAACATAGACCCTGGTTACAGAACGCAATACATAAGACTGGCAGGAAGGCGTGACTGGTTCCTCTATAAAACCCACGGCGTAATAACACTAGACAGATCATTCTTTCCAGATCTTCTAACGGAGAAATTGAAAAGAAATCCATTATTAATTATTGAAACCAATCTAATCAAATTTAAATACGAGGAAATTTACAATGGCTCTAAAGTTTGGCGAAACCAAAGGCAAGGCAGTTAAGAAGTCAGTTGAGGCTTATGAGTACAAAGACGGCGAGAATAGTGTCCGTCTAATCGGTGGGGTCCTACCACGATATGTGTACTGGCTAAAGGGCACCAACAACAAGGACATTCCTATCGAGTGCCTAGCTTTTGACCGTGAAAAAGAGAAGTTCACAAACACCGAGATGGACCATGTTCCAGCTTACTTCTCTGATAAGAAGTGCAGCTGGGCATACTCAATCAACTGTATCGACCCCAAGGACGGTAAGGTCAAGGCTCTCAACTTGAAGAAGAAGCTATTTGAGCAGATTCTTAGTGCGGCTGAAGACCTAGGTGATCCAACGGACTACGATGAGGGTTGGGATGTTGTGTTCAAGCGTACCAAGACTGGTCCTCTGCCCTTCAATGTAGAGTACAATCTGTCCGTACTGAAGTGCAAGCGTCGTGCACTGTCTTCAGATGAGAGGGCCTTGGCAGATGGGGCAGAAGACATTGATTCAAAGTTTCCTCGTCCTACTCCAGATGAAGTAAAGGCTGCACTAGAAAAGCTAGTAGCCGGTGCTGCTGAAGACGAGAGTGTAGATCCCGAATCTATCAAAGAACTAGGTTAATAAAAAGCCCCTAAGATCGCGAACTCTTAGGGGCTTTTCTCACTGAGGAACTATGAAATTATTATTTACTGCTGACATACATATAAAACTAGGTCAGAAGAATGTTCCTGTCGATTGGGCTAAAAATCGATATGAGATCTTGATGGATCAGTTGTGGGAGATCCAAGAGCGTTGTGACGTTATGATTGTTGGTGGAGACTTGTTCGACAAGCTACCCAATATGGAAGAGCTCGAAATCTACTTTGATTTTGTAGCCAGTTGCAAAATTCCTACCTATATCTACAGTGGCAACCACGAGGCAGTCAAGAAGAATACTACTTTTTTGACAAATCTAAAAAGTGCCACAACTAGGATCAATAGTCAGGTATCAATAGTAGATGATTATTGGCACAAACTGCCAGGTATTGATATTATTCCTTATAACAGGTTGAAGGAATGGGAAAAAGATCCTGACAATACTTTTTATAGCCTTCACAACAGAATACTTTGCACTCATGTAAGAGGAGAGATACCGCCACATGTTAAACCCGAAGTACCTCTGGAATTGTTTGACCGCTGGAGTTTGGTTCTGGCCGGTGACCTTCACAGTTACGACAATTGCCAGCGTAATATTCTTTATCCTGGTAGTCCCGTTACCACTAGTTTTCATCGTAATCTTGTCGATACCGGCGTTATTGTTGTGGATACTGATACTCTGGAGCATACTTGGGTAAAACTACAAGTTCCCCAACTTATCCGTAAAACAGTCAAAGCCGGCGAGCCGATGATTGCCACAGACTATCATCACACAGTGTATGAGGTCGAAGGTGACATGAGTGAACTGAGTGGTGTAGAAGATAATGAATTGATTGACAAAAAGATTGTCAAACGAGAAACAGACACAGCACTTATCTTGACCCCAGAATTGTCACTGAGTGAAGAAGTGAGCGAGTACTTGCGTTATGTATTAAATCTAAATGAAGACGCAATAGAAAAAGCACTAAAGGAATTAAGAGATAATGAACACAAACTCAACTAACGCCATCGTATTTAGCCAAGAAAACTGTGTAGCCTGCAATAGTGCTGTCTCACTACTGACGCGAAAAGGTTATAACGTAGAAGTTCGAAAGATTGGTGATGGCAGTACTTGGACTAAAAAAGATTTGCTAGAATTAGTACCAGATGCTCGCAGCGTTCCTCAAATTTTTGTAGGTGAGTATTATGTTGGTGGACTGCCACAGTTAAAACAATTTTTGGAGAGCCAATGATTGTACTGAAAAAGATGAGATGGAGTAATCTATTCAGTTATGGAGAAAATAACGAATTAGATTTTTCCACTTCTCCACTAACACAGATTGTGGGTAGAAACGGTCACGGAAAAAGCAGTATAGCACTGATCTTAGAAGAAGTGTTATACAACAAAAACTCTAAGGGCATCAAAAAAGCCGACATCTTAAACCGCAATGTAAAAGCCAAGAGCTACTCTGTTGAATTAGAGTTTAATAAGGGCGGTAGTAACTATGTTATAAAAACAGTACGTGGAACTACACAAACTGTTAAATTAACTTGTAACGGCGAAGATATTAGTAGTCATACTTCTACTGCTACCTATAAGACTATAGAAGAGCTTATTGGTTACGACCACAAAACGTTTTGTCAGATTGTGTATCAAAGCAGTAGTGCTAGCTTAGAGTTCCTAACAGCAACTGATGGCAATCGTAAAAAGTTTTTGATTGACTTACTCAACCTAACAAAGTATGTAGAGTTGGGAGACGTGTTCAAGGATTTAGCTAAAGGTGTTGACAGTGCCGTTACAGCAGCCAATGCAAAGATAGCAAGCTGCGATGACTGGCTAAAGAAGTACCGAGCCTCAGACCTGACCAAGCAAGAGGTACAACCAGTACCAGACCAACCAAAAGACTTAGAAGATAGTTGTCAGGCTGTTCGTGACAGTTTGCGAGATATTGAAAGCAAAAATCGTACTATTGTACAAAATAATAAGTACAAAGAATTGTTAGAAAGTTTAGTAGTTAGGCCAGTCGGTACTAGGCCAGGTAGTCAAATACCAGAGTATACTCGTGAAAAGATTGAATTGGCTAAAACTGTCAAGGACTGTGATAGCTTTATTTCCAAGATGGGCAAACTGGGTAGTGTATGTCCTACTTGTCTACAAGATATTGACAAACACAAAATAGATGATTTGTTAGAAGAGCAGAGGTCTTCCAAGAGTTATGCAGCTACACGAGTTCAAGAACTTGAAGCCTTGATTCGTAACTTGGAACTGGAAGTCAAAGAGTGGGAAAAGCTAAACGAGACCAAAGAGCTCTACGAAGAATACCATGCTCTGTATGATCCCAATATTACTACTGAGTTACTAGATAAAAAGACTTTGGAACAAACCATTAAGTCTACAGAGGCTTCTATACAGCAAGTCAAAGACACGATCAAAAAGATCACCGATAGTAACAGCAAGGCTATCGCTCATAATGCAAAAGTAGACGTTATTTTAAGTCAGCTTGAAGAAATGGAAGCTAGTCTAGTTGTACACAGAGGTGAACTTGAAGAAGCTAGTGCCAGATTAGCTACCCTGCAAGTATTAGTGAAGACATTTAGTCCTACAGGTTTGGTGGCTTACAAGATCGAGTGCTTAGTCAAGGATCTGGAGTCTACCACAAACGAATACTTGGGCGAATTGAGTGATGGTCGCTTTCAGTTAGGATTTAGAATTGCAGGCAGTGATAAACTGAACGTAGTTATCACAGACCACGGCAAAGATATTGAAATCTTGGCATTGAGTGGGGGCGAAAGAGCCAGAGTAAACGCAGCAGCCCTGTTGGGTATTCGCAAGCTGATGCAGAGTTTAAGCAATACACGTATAAATCTACTCATCTTAGACGAAACCATCGAAAACTTAGATCTTGAAGGTAAGGAAAGATTGGTAGAAGTATTGCTCAGAGAAGAGTACTTAAACACATTTGTTATTAGCCACGGATTTCAACATCCTCTCCTAGAAAAGATTACAGTGGTGAAACAAAACAACATTTCTAGGATAGATAATGGTTGATAGCAGAGATAAGGGCAGTAGAGCAGAAACTGCTGTAAAAAAGACCTTAAAGGATCTTACAGGGCTAGACTGGCAACGTACTCCTGGCAGTGGTGCACTCGATGCCAAACACCTGATGAAGGGCGACCTTTATCTTCCGGGTGTTGGCAACGTGTTTTGTGTAGAAGTAAAGCACTACCAAGACGACCACCTTACCAGCAAGATTCTAACAGACAAAGTTCCGCAGTTATTCCACTGGTGGGAACAATGCAAACGTCAAGCAGACCAGGTTAACCGAGAACCGCTGCTGATCTTTAAGTTTGACCGCAGCAAGCTGTTCTGTGCTTTTGAATTGATGCCTAATTCACACTTGCCGTTTATGTACGTAAGCCGCAACGGTTTTGAGTTTTATGTAGCAGTCTTAGAAGACTGGATCAAGATGGAACGTCCGCAATTTATATGTTGAATGTTGCCGTTCAATGTTATATAATAGTAGATTAACTAAACAATCAACATGAGTATTGAATTCAACAAAGTACAAGAGCTGGAACCTAACACTGCACTGGTAGTGGACTGTCTAAACTTGGGTTTTCGCTGGAAGCACAGCGGCGACACAGACTTTCTTGACAGCTATGTTAGAACAGTAGATAGTCTACGTAAAAGCTATAAAGCCGGTAGGGTTATCTTGACCTGCGACAGTGGCAGTAGTAGCTATCGTAAGGCTATTTATCCTGACTACAAGCAAAACCGCA